GAGGGACTGTCGGCGTTTTGCGGCAGCTGCACCTTGTAGGTGAAGTGGGCGCCCGTGCGGGCCGAGGTCATGGTGAAGATGGCGTTGCCGCCCAGGATGAACTGGGCGGCGTCGGCGGGGGCGGTGAAGCCTGCATGCGAGGTCATGATGAGACGTACTCCCCATTGACCCGCTCGTTGTAGCGGCGGCGCCACTTGGCAGCCTGCATGGCCAGGCGCGGCATCTGCGGCCAGTCGAGCAGGATGTTGGAGAGGGCCGGCGACGTCGAGACGCGGAGCGTCTGGTTGTCGATGACAAGAAAAGTGACCCGCGCCTGGCCGCGCCGTGCGACCAGCTTGGCGGTATACATCTCGGTCTCCGCGACCATCTCGAAGTCGAACGCCTCCTCGGGCGTGTCGCTGCGCAGCCAATGGGCGGCGGTGTCGATGTCTTGCTGCAAAGTCATGGTGCTCTCCTTGGTTGTTGATCTCATCAGTACCGGATCCACCGGCAGACGCCCGAGGGCGTTTCGATCTCTACCAGGGGATCTCGTCCCAGCCGCCGTCAGGAACCTGCTCGGGATCGTAATCGTCTTCAATATACCTATCTGCGCGTTGGCGGGGCATGACGTCCTCTGCGGTGGCGGGGTACGCGGCCTCGCGCTGGGCCTGAAGGGCGGCGTCTTCGTCGATGGCGTGTTGCGCCTGGGCTTCGTCTTCCTCGGCGGCGGTCATTTCCTGGCGGGCTTCAAATGCGGCGTCTCCCTCATAGCTGCGGGCGTGCATGATGCGCTCGTCGCGGGCCTCGTCGCCGGCCTGGCCAATGAAATTCTCGAAGGCGTGCTCGGCGTGGAACTTGGCGTCTTTTTTCGTCATGCCGCACTCGGCGACCATGCTGGCCGCATACTCTTTGATCCAGGTGTGGGTCCAGGTCTTGTACTGCGCGTCTGTCATCTCTTTGGTAGTCAGGCTGTCCAGGTTGATCTTGGTCATGTTGTGCTCCTGTTAAAGGGTTCTGTCGCTGGTCGAGGTGAATTATGGTCACATATCAGTGACAGGCGCAAGCGCTTTTTATCAGTGACAGGGGGTTGACTGATCAGTCACTGATCTATACGCTCCTTGGAGCGATTGATTTAACGCAACGGAGCAGAAAAATGACCAAGACGATCCTAGCATTCGGTGGCGGCGTAGATAGCACCGCAATCCTGGCAGCTCACCTGTATACGGCGACCGTCGCCAACCTGACTGGCACGAGCGCCAACGAGATCCGCGACGCGATCGGCCAGATCGATCACGTCGTCTTCGCCGACCCCGGCGCCGAGTTCGCACACACCTACACCAACGTCGACACCGCGATCCGCCAGTGCGGCATCGCCAGCATCCCCTTCTCCCGCGTGCGCAAGATGGACAAGGACGGCAACCCCATGACGATCCAGCAGTGGTTGCTGGGCAACGGCACCGTTCCTGTGATGCCTGGCGGGCCGCACGTCTGCTCCCTGAAGTTCAAGGGCGAGCCCATGCAGAAGTGGGCGACTAAAGAGTACGCCGGCGACGACATCACCTGGCTGGTCGGCATCGAAGCCAACGAGACACAGCGGGCCCGCTTCCAGGCGGATCCCAAATCGAAGCATCAGTTCAAGCACCCCCTGGTCGACCTGGGCTGGACCCGCGAGACCTGCGAGCAGATCATCGCCGCCGTCTGGCCGCACGCGGTCAAAAAATCCAGCTGCGTCTTCTGCCCCTTCATGAGCCAGTGTGAGATCGAGCAGGCCGCGCAGGACGACGACGCCTGGGCCCAGGTCGAAGAGATCGAGCGCGCCTTCGAGGCAACCTCCGCCATCAAGCACCAGGCCTGGCTGGACGCCGGCAAGCCGCTGGTCGGAGAGAAGCGGCCCCGCGCCCCCAAGGGCATGTGGCGGATCGACAGCTGGGCGGCAGGCGCCAGGCTCTTCGCCAAGCGCGTCGAAGGCCGGCAGCTGTCGACCGGCGAGTGGCGTGCCCGCGTCACGGTCGTCGAGGACGCCTTCACGATCCCCAGCTTCTTGCGGAGGGCGTAGAGCATGAACCGCGTAGCCTACGAGGAGAAAGCCAGGGGCATGACCATCGCCGAGATGGAGCACGCCCTGCGCGACATCAAGGCGACCCTCGACGGGCCCCTGTGTAAAACAAAGGAGCCCGACGATCCGTATGTCATTAAGCTGTACGACGAGTGGGATGCCTACGTCGTCGAAGTTTACCGGAGGAGAAAAGTATGACCTACCGACCCAACTGTGGCCCGACCGCGATGGCGCGGATCCTGGACTGCCACGTCACCGAGTTTGAGATCCGGTACAAGAGCGACTACGAGCTCGGCCATCAGTGGAAAGGGCGGTCGCACCTGTACCGCCTGATCGCCACGGCCAGCGACTTGGGCTACAAGTTCAAGCCCGAGGCTGCCGGCGGCACCCTGCGCACCTGGATCAAGCTCAACGCTATCGAGGGCCGCAAGTACATCATGCAGATCGGCGGGCACTTTGTCTCCCTGGTCGACGGCGTGATCGAAGATCAGTCTGGGGTCCGCGATCCCCGGCAGCTGGCGCGGCGCCGCGTCCTGGACGTCTGGTTCCTGGCGGAGGTGAAGTCATGACCCGCACCCACAACGCCCCTCACACCAGGCGCACTAACCGCTCCCGCGCGGGCCGGCGCAACCAGGCGCATATCGCCGGTGCGCAACAGCGGTGGTTCCGCGAGGGCTACATCGCCCCCCTCGGCGCCCCCTGCCCCTACAAGGCAGGCAGCGACGCCGCCAAACACTGGCAACGCGGCCAGAACAAAGCGTTGGGGTACGTTGGATGAGCATCACCGAGGACGAGGCTGTCGAGGCCCGCGTCACTGGGCGCCTCTCTGCTAGGCGCGCCGTCTGCCCGTGCCCCTACCCCGGCGGCTGGCCCGAGAGGCGCTACTGGTTCCAAGGCCGCGACGACGAGCGGCGGCACCTAACCCGCCAGCGGATACGCAAGCTATTCGGGGGGCCGGCATGCTGACCCGCAAGAACCCGCACATCATGGGCTACTTTCGCTTCGTCCCCTACTGGGTCAATACCTACGGCGAGGACGAGGACACCTGCGACCTGACAATTCAGGATCAGGACGAGTTCGTGGAGCGCCTGGCGGAGATGGCCGGCGCCGCCAATATACCCAAGGCCGTCTACAATGACAGGCACCTGTGGCGTGCGGAGCCCATCGTCGACGAGGACGACTACGAACCCCTCGATACAGGCACGCGGCACGCTCCCGAGACGCCGGCCCCCCAGCATACCTGGCAGGAGGAGCTCAAGGCTGCCGACGAGTTGCAGCAGATCGACTGGGAGGAGCGGGAGGCGATCCGCCTGGAGGCCGTCCGCAAGTGGGACGAGCAGGCGATCATCGACCGCGCCCGAGAGCAGGAGGAGGCGCGGCAGATCCGCGAAGACAACGCGGCACGGGAGTACGAGAAACGGCGTGCCGCCAAGCAGGCGACCCTCGACAAGATGGCCGCTCGGAAGCGCCTCGTGGAGCAATCGATCGCGCTGGATAAGAGGGCCCGCGAGCACCCCGACCGCAAACTGAACCAGCGCCGGCGGCACTGGGAGAACCTACGGCTCGACCCGCTGTACGTCGAGAAGACGACGGCACTGATCTACCGGGACCGCTGGCTCCGTGAGCTGTGGTCCGACGACGACATCAAAAGTTTAGCAGGAGAGAAGACATGACGACGTTTCACGATATGCCGGCAAAGGATCCGGCGCGGCTATCGAAGGAGGAGCGCGGGCTCCGGGACAAGATGGAGGAGATGTTCAAGATCTTCCCCGAGGTCATCGCCATGGCGCCCAGGGCGATCCCCGAGGAAGACATCGTCGTCGGCGTACCGATCGGCGACCTACGCAAGATCATGGCCCTGGCCATGGAGCAACTGATGACAAAGGAGATGACCCCATGACATGGGCATATTGCACGGGCTGCGGCCAGCAGCTGGACTACCCGACCCCGGAGGAGATCGGCAACCAGGCACTCATGTGCGACTGCGGCGAGACTAACGACCCGCGCGTCACCGTCGGCGAGGGCATGCAGGCGCTGCACGACGCGACCCAGGCGATCCTGGAGCGGCTCGACAAGATCGAGGAGAGGCTGACCCAAACCGAGGCTGACATCAAACAGCTGCATTACGACTACCACCACACGACGCTGCCTGGGCTGGCTCGAGCAAGGCGTCGGCGTTGACAAGTACCGTGGCCGAGGCGTAACGTCGCCGGCTCACTAGGAGGTTGATATGAAAGACATCGTCAAGGCTGCCCTCGAGGTAGCCAAAAAGCTACCCGTGTTCCCCACAGATGAGAAGCGGCCCACCTGGTCCAACAAGGCCTGGGCCGAGCTGACCGGCAAGCCGGTAGGCCGGGGCGAGGGCGGCTTCAAGCTGGCCAGCCAGACGCCCAAGGTCGTCAAGGATCTGTTCTCCCACCCCCGCGCCAACGAGATCGCCGTGCCTATGGGATCCATGTCAGGGCTCATGTGCCTCGACGTCGATCTCTATAAATATCCCGAGGAGCTGAAGCAGTGGGTCGAGGATAACATGCACTACCTCGGGAAGACGCTGTGGCACCGGACGCGGTCGGGCGGGCTGCATATTTTCTTCAAGCACCCAGGCGACAGCATCAAGTTCCCGGCGACGCTGCGTGAAGGTATCGAGATCAAGGCGGTCGGCACAGGCTACGTCTGCTGGCCCCCGACCGGCGGCTACACGGTCGAGGTCTCGTGCCTGCCTCGGGACTTCCCCCTGGAGCTCCTGCGAGACGCCATGAAGGACAAGGGCGGCTCGGGCACCCTGCCTCACGAGAGCTTCTCCGACGTCGACGACGACGAGCTCGTGCGGCGCATCAAAACGGCCGAGGATTTCTACGGATCATTGCGGACGCTGTCGTGGCGCCTGCCCCTGCGCACGGGGCCCGACGGCAAGCCGTTCACCAAGGGCGGCATCATCGAGATCCTGCAGACCATCATGCAGGACAGCTACGCGGCGAGCGACAAGCACGCCAGGTACGGCGACTGGATGGAGCGGTACTCCAAGATCACCGAGCTGGTCGACAGCGCCTTCGTCAAGCTGATGCCGACCGACATCACGCCCGAGCTGGCGGCGATCATGGATCCGGCGGAGAGCCTGGTAGACATCGGAGGCATGCAAGACGCACTGGCGCGCCCTATCGGGCCCCAGCGAGAGACCTCGCTGGGGGACATCAAGAGCAAGGTCGAGGCGTTACAGAACGCACCGAGCTCTGGGAGTGGGCCCGAGGCGACGCCCAGTACGTCGGAGTTTATCGCGACGACGCTGGCCGATTTGCGCGCCCTCCGCATCGAGCCCCTGACCTGGGTGATCCCGGACATGATCCCCGAGGGGTCGACGGTGTCGCTGGGCGGGACGTCGAACGTCGGCAAGACCAGGTGGCTGGCGTCGCTGGTCGCGGGCCTGGCGGCGAGCGATACATCCCGCCTCGGCTTACCTCAGGTCGACGCTGGCGCCGGTAGCCTGTGGATCGCTAACGAGGAGCGGGTCGAGGACATCCAGCGCCGCGTCAAGGCCGTGGCCTTGCAGCATGGCGACACCTCCAACGAGCACCCCATCGTCGTGCGCGGCAAGGACGACGGCATGCTGCGCCTGGTCGCCATGAACGAGATCGGCACCGGGGAGCTCGACGAGGACAACATAGCCAAGGTCGTCGCCGAGGCTTTGCGGCACCAGGTCAAGCTGATCATCTTCGACCCGTATGTCACCTTGAGCGACGCGATGGACGAAAACTCGGCGGCGAGCGCCGCCTTGTTGACCAAGGCCTTCCTGCTGATCTCCAACCTGTCCGGTGCGGCGGTGATGTACGCCCACCACACGCCCAAGGACCGCACCAAACAGCATGACTGGTATCGGGGCGACAGCGGCGCCTGGCGAGGCTCTGGCGCCATCTACAGCGCGCTGGACTGTGGCTTCACCCTGGCGCAGTTCATCCCCAAGAACCAGGAGCAGCGGCGCGAGTGGAACAAGCTGGCCCTGGAGCAGAACCTGTCGCGGTGGATCGTCCTGGACACCGGCAAGATCCGGGAGGGCCAGGCGCTCGATCCGGTCTACTACGAGCTGGTCGGCCAGGAGATGGACGAGGGCGAGGGCCGGCCCATAGGCGTCTGCAGGCGCACCAGCCAGGCCGAGGCGATCAACTCCCTGCTGGATAGCGCGATCGATGTCCTTGGCGCCACAGCCCTCGCGGAGGCGCTCGTAGATACCCTCGGGGCCGGCACCTTCTCCAACATGAAGGCGGTACACAAAAAGATGCAGGGCCATCAATGCTGGCCCGAGGTCGCGACCCTGGCGTCCAAGCACCTGGAGGCGCTGTACGCCCAGCTGGAGACGCCGATATTGTTGCCGGCCCACCAGGTTTGGATGGAGCAGACGAGCAAGGTAGCGCGGCATGGCCGCTGGATTATCAACATAGAGGAGGTAGACGAATGAGGCTGTTTCACCAAGTGCCCCACGAGCAGGCGATCATCTGCAAGGGCGGCGTCTACCGCCAGGTGGATGTCTTCCATCGCGGCTCGAGCCTGTACGTCGGTGTCGGCACCGGCTTCGTCAAGCTGATGTACGGCGGCAGAACCTCGGATCCCCGGACGAGCTGGATCGATCTCGAGGAGCATATCGACGTCAACCAGGGCGGCGAATTGACCGCGCCCTACTACACAGGAGCACTCGCATGACCCGCGTCAATCACGCCAAGCCGGTCGAGCCGACATCCGACCGCACAGTGCTCACCGAGGCTGCCAGGGAGGGGCGCCTGCGGCGTTTCCCCAACCCGGAGACCTTCTACTACGTCGTGACAATCGAGGGCCCTGACGAGCCTGAGGAGCGGCGTGCGGACCAGGACGTGATGGAGGCCATGATGGGCGACAGTTTGTTCCTGGATCCCGGCGTGGCCGACGGCAATCCGGTCAAGAAGGTGGTGCCCCGGTCGACCGATCACAGCCGCAAACAGTTGCGGCGCCAGGGCGGTCACGGGCAGAACTATTAGCCGGTTGTTTGAAAAATGTTTGCCGGCAAACGTGCGGTGATTACCGTGCAGGCTCAACCACTTAGCAAAAATGCACGTTTGCCTGCAGTTTTGCGGATGTTAGAGGACTTTATCTAATGAAATCAACCACTTCAATCAATCGTGCAAAGCCACCTCTCTACGAGAGGTGTCAAAACGCAGTTTTGACCACCCATCCGAGGTCTGAGCAGTCCCTGGGGGGCCGGCAATGATCGTCCTGGGCATCGACCCTGGCAAGGATGGCGGCTGGGCCATCGTCCAGGGATCTCTCATCCTCGCCGGGGGCAGGTCGCCTCAGATGAAGTATGGCAACAAGCGGGTCGTCACTGACGGCCCTGCCTTGGTGCGCAACATCCTGGCGGGAGCGGAGCAGGCCGAGAAGCAGATCGACGAGGCCTGCTGCGAGATGGTCTTCTCTCGGCCTACCGACGGCTCTGCGTCAGCGTTCGCCTTCGGCCTGTCGACTGGCGCGGCTGTCATGGCCAGTCAGCTGTGCGCGCCGAGCAACGGTCTCGTCAGCCCGACGGTCTGGAAGGAGGCCTTCAACCTCACGGGCGGCAAGGAGCACAAGCGCCAGGCGCTCGACCTGGCCAAGACGCTGTTCCGCTGGCGCGGCCAACCTGTCGACTTCAACGTCCTGGCCAACGACGGTATCGCCGAGGCGGCACTGATCGCACGCTGGTACATCGAGCGGCGGGCCGTCGAGGAGCAGCTCGCCAAGAAGCCGCTCAACGGCTCACAGCGGGTGCAGCAGCAGCTGCGCAAGGTCGCCATGAAGGAGCAGTTCGAGCTCCTGAGGTACAGCGCAGCCAAGCACGGGCCTAAGCAATAGGCTTGACCGTGGGCCAGATCTCAGCTACGAGATTTGGCCCATGGCAACACGCACAATCCGCACACCTAAAAAGGCTGCGCCTAAACCGCGCAAGCCATCGTCCACCAAAGGCGTCTTCAAACGGCGGTCGCCTGCGCGCGACGGCAAGTTCTTCGGCACGCTCGAGGAGACGGCTGACGTCTCCGCCTCGGCCAGGAGCGCCGGCTATCCCAGGCGCAGCGTCTACGAGTGGCGCGACAAGGATCCCGCGTTCAAGGCGAAGTGGGACAGTGCCTGGGAGCTCGGCGTCGATGCGATGGAGGAGGAGGCCAGGCGCCGGGGTATGGTCGGCGACGATCAGCCCGTCTACCAAGGCGGCAAGCTGGTCGGCAAGACCCGCAAGTATTCCGACACGCTCCTCATGTTCATGCTCAAGGGCCGGCGCCCTGACCGCTTCCGCGACAACTCGAGCCTTGAGGTCGCAGCGCCTGGCGGCGGGCCCGTAGCGTTCAACGTGACGCTGGTCGCCGCACCGGGGAGGAAGCCCCGCGATGAATAAAGAGATCACCATCGACCGCTACAAGGTTACCCTGACCGAGCACCACATGACCGTCGTGCAGCATCACCGCAATGGCGACGGCACGGTGATGGAGGTGATCGAGGTCGACCCTTCCGAGATCCAGGACTTCGCCGCCGCCGTTTGCTACGCCGCCGGCTGGCACCGGGGGGCCGGCGAGTGAACATCTCGATCCCCGAGGCCTTTGGCGAGCTGCTGACCCCGAGCCGGTATAAGGCCTATTACGGGGGCCGCGCCGCCGCCAAGTCGCATAGCTTCGCCAAGGCCCTCCTCCTCCGAGGCGGCATGAAGCAGGAGCGCATCCTGTGCGCCCGTGAGACGCAGAAGAGCATCAAGGACAGCGTCAAGCTACTGCTCGACACCCAGATCGAGGAGCTCGGCCTGACCGGCTTCTACCGCTCGATCCAGACCGAGATCCGGGGCGCCAACGGGACCAGGTTCATCTTCAGTGGCCTGGGCGAGCACACGGTCGACACCATAAAATCCTACGAGGGCATCACGCTCTGCTGGCTCGAGGAGGCGCACGTCATCTCGAAGACCTCACTCGAGATCCTGATCCCCACGATCCGCGCGCCAGGCTCAGAGATCTGGGCGTCATGGAACCCTCGCCACGCCAGTGATCCGGTTGACCAACGCTTCCGAGGCTTGCACCCTCCCGAGGACGCGATCATCCGCTCGGTCAACTACTGGGACAACCCGTTTTTCTCCGAGGAGATGGAGCAGGAGCGGCAGTACGACCGCATAAATAATCCAGATAGATATAGTTTTGTGTGGGAGGGGGCATATGAACCTCAAGCCCTCGGCGCCATATGGACGCGGCAAGATATCCACGACGGCAGGATCCGAGAAGCGCCCGACACGCTCGAGCGTATCGTGGTCTCCGTGGACCACGCGGTCGGGGAGGACGCGGATGCCGGCAACGAGCACGGCATCATCGTCGCCGGCCTCGACGACGCCAAGAAGGGCTACGTCCTCGAAGACCTGACGACCCGAGGCAAGCCCGAGAAGTGGGCCTCCAGGGCCGTCGCTGCCTACGACAAGTGGGAGGCCGACGCCATCGTCTACGAAACGAACCAGGGCGGCGCCTTGGTCCGGTCGACGCTCGAGGCAGTACGCCCAGGGATCCCCCTGGTCCCAGTCACCGCATCCCGAGGCAAGCACGTCCGCGCCGAGCCGATCGCCGCCCTCTACGGCCTGGGCCGCGTCCACCATGCCGGCAGCTTCCCCGAGCTCGAGGCGCAAATGTGCCTGATGACGGCAGCCGGCTACGAGGGTGAGGGATCCCCCGACCGCGTCGACGCGATGGTCTGGGCCTTCACCGAGCTGTTCCCCAAGATGACCCAACGACCCACGCGCAAGAAGCGCACCAACCGCCGGCACGCCGGCTGGATGGGATAGGAGACGACCATGGCGATGTCCACTGACGAGAAGATCGTAGAGGAAGCCCTCGACGCCTTTGAGGCTGCCGAGGAGAAGGAGAGCGTCAATCGCGATACGGCCAGGGACGACCTAAAATTCGGCCGATTGGGCGACCAGTGGGACCAGGTCGACACGAACCAGCGCGACATCGATGGTCGCCCGACGCTGGTCATCAACCGGCTCCCAACCTTCATCCGACAGATCGTCAATGACGCCAGGCTCAACAAGCCGTCGATCAAGTGCCACCCCGTCGACGACCAGGCGGATCCCGAGACGGCGGAGATCCTCAACGGCATCATCCGCAACATCGAGGTCCAGTCGAAGGCCGACCTGGCCTACGACAAGGCCATCGACGACGCGGTCAGTGGCGGCTTCGGCTACCTCAGGGTGGACGTCGACTACGCTCGCGACGACACCTTCGACCAGGACATCCTGATCAACCGCATCGCCAACCCTTTCACCGTCTACGGGGATCCCCTGGCGCAGGGGGCCGACAGCGCCGAGTGGAACACGGCCTTCGTCACCGATCTGCTGACCGAGAAGGAGTTCGAGAAGCAGTACCCCGGCGCCGAGCAGGCGTCCTGGGAGGGCGAGGAGAACGACAACCGCATGGGCCTGTGGCATGACGAGGACGGTGTCCGCGTCGCTGAATACTGGCGCCGGCTCGAGGTCATGAAGACGCTGCTCAAGCTCTCCGACGGCACGGTCATGATGGAGGAGCTCTTCACCGACTCTCAGAACCGCGCCATCTTCGACGCCCGAGGCATCACCGTCGTCGCCGACCGGGAGGTGCCGACCTGGGAGGTCGAGCAGTACCTGATGTCCGCGACCGAGATCCTGGAGGAGAAAACCGAGTGGGCCGGCAAATACATCCCGATCATCCCGTGCTACGGCGACGAGGTCTGGGTCGAGGGCGTGCAGTACCTGCACAGCCTGATCAAGTTCGCCAAGGATCCCCAGCGCATGCTGAACTATTGGAGGACCACAGCCACCGAGATCGTGGCCCTAAGTCCACGCGCCCCCTGGGTCGGCGCCGTCGGCGCCTTCAACACCGACAAGAACTGGGACACCGCCAACTCGGAGAGCCACGCCACGCTCGAGTATGATCCCGTCGCTGGCGAGGCGCCGCCACAGCGGCAACCCTTTGCCGGCGTGCCTGCCGGTGCCCTGAACGAGGCGATGATGGCCTCCGACGATCTGAAGGCGACCCTGGGCATCTTCGACGCCGCCCTGGGCGCCAAGTCGAACGAGACCAGCGGCGTGGCCATCAAGGCGAGGGACAGGCAGTCAGACGTCTCCAACTTCCACTTCATCGACAACATGACCCGCTGCATCCGGCACACGGGCGTGGTCGTGCTCGATTTGATCCCGCACGTCTACCCGGAGCCTCGGGTGATGCGGATCATGGGGGAGGATATGTCTACCCCGGACACTGTCCAGGTCAACCAGCCCTTCCCGGATCCTGATCACCGCGACGAGCAGGACGAGCAGGGCGACCCGATCACCAAGATCTACGACATCACGACGGGCAGGTACGACATCACGGTGAAGGCCGGCCCCAGCTTCACGACGCGCCGCGAAGAGGCCTCGACGCAGATGATCGAGCTCCTGCGCAACTTCCCCGACGCGGCGCCGTACATCGGCGACATCCTGGCCGAGAGCCTGGACTGGCCGCGCAGCGACGACATCGCCAAGCGGCTCAAGATGCTGCTGCCGCCCGAGCTCCGAGAGGACGAGGACGGCGAGGAAGGCAACCCCGAGGCCGAGGCGCTGGGCCAGAAGCTGGAGGAGGGGATCCAGATGTTCCAGCAGCTGCAGGACGAGCACGGCAAGGCGCTGGAGACCATCGAGCAGATGAAGGAGCAATTCGCCAACGACCGCACCCTGGAGCAGGGCAAACTCGCGCTTGAGGGCCGCAAGATTGACCAGGGTAACGAGAAGATCAAGGTCGATATGTACAAGGCGCAGAGCGAACGGATCGAGGCCGAGGCCGAGGCAATCCGCGACCAGGCCGAGGCAGCCAAGGATCTGCAGGAAGCTAAGAACGCTGGCTGGCAGATGCAGCTCGATCTCCTAGGCGACAACGACACAGGTGTCCCTGGGGCGGATAACGCGGCCAGAAAACCCCCACCCGCAGCGAGCGCCTGATGCCCCTAGTCTCGATCATATACGAGATGTCGCTATCTGGCGGCGCGGGGCGGGTGAAGCGGCCCCAGACGCCGGCCTTCAAGACAGCGGAGAACCGACGCCAGGAGACGCTCGATAGTACGGCTCCCCAGGGGCCGGCAAAAAAGACCGCTGGACGCGCCACCAAAAATTTGTCTAAAGTGCCGACCGGCACCGAGGTATCCGGCCCAGGACTTCTAATCGAGGAAGCAACCCCGGCCAAAACTGCCGCCGCTCCTGCATCCCCTGATGCAACCCAGTTGGGACATCAGGCCCGGATCGCAGCAGCAAGTCTCGCCAAGGCAGCGCGCCAGCGAGACGATGAGGAGGGCATGATGATCATGCTCCTCGCCAACAGCCCACAGAGCAACTTCGGCAGCGCATTGCTACGGGCATTTTCAGGAGACGACCATGCTAATCGATGATAACGACGACGGCAGCGCCGACAACAACGCCCAGGACACGTTCAAGGACAGCGACTTCTCGAGCCCAGACGATGATCTCGAGGAAAGCGAGGACGACGACGGTGAGGGCGAGGACGGCGACGACGATCCTGCTGACAGCGATGATGACGACGCTGACAGCGATGATGACGATGGCGATGATGCCGACGACGACGCCGACGATGACGACGAGGACGGCGACGACGCTACCGCCGACGTTACCTACGAGGGGAAGGCGTACACCATCCCCAAGGCCCTGGAAAAGGCCATCATGCAAGAGGCTGATTACACGCAAGGTAAGCAGCAGCTCGCAGACCAAGCGAAAGTCTTCGAGGAGCAGGTCGGCGCGGCGGAAGCCTCGTTGAAACTCCAGACGGAGCAATTTGAGCAGGCCGCTCAGATCCGAGCCATCGACATCCAACTCGCTCAATACGACGAGGTGGACTGGCCAGCGTTGATGGCGCAAGACCCGGCTACGTTCCAGCAACTGGACTTCGAGAAACGGACCCTCCAGGAGCAGCGGAACAAGGCCAACCTAGACCTTGCCTACAAGTCAGAGGAGGTCTCCAAGTCGCAGCATGCGATCCGCGTCAAGGCGGGGGAGAAAACCCGATCTGAGCTGTCTGCAAAGTACGCCGATTGGTCGCCAGCTCTTGAAGAAGAGATGGCGCAATTTGCTATCGGGCTGGGAGTGCCCGAGCGCCAGCTTCGTACCACTACGAACAAGGCGACGCTCGATCTCCTGTACATGGCCCACAAATGGCAGCAGTCGGAGACGGCGCGCATCGCAGCCGCCAGCAAGACGCCTAAGGGTAAGAAGAAGCCAGCCAAGCCGGCCAGGCGGATCCCCAAGGGCGGCAAGCAGGGCGGTCCCACCAACCCGGACGACCTGTCCATCGAGAAGTGGGTGGCGCGGCGGAACAAGCAGATCGCTAAACGGGAGGCTGCCAATGCGTAGCCCTCCGATCCTTTAACAAGATCTAGGAGGTCATTGTGACCCAGACACTTCTCTCCCCTACTGAGATCACGCGGGAAAGCCTGCGGATCCTCCACCAGAAGTTGAACTTCATCGGGACGGTTAATCGCCAGTACGATAAATCGTTCGCCAAGGAAGGCGCGAAGATCGGGTCGAACCTGACCATCCGCCTGCCCAATGAGTTCACCGTCCGCACCGGCAAGACCATCGACGTCCAGGACGTCGAGGAGCCTTCCGTTGTCCTGACGGTCGCGACCCAAAAGGGCGTGGACTTCTCCTTCAGCTCGGTCGACCGGACGATGACCATCGACCGCTTCTCCGAGCGTTACCTCGAACCGGCCATGAGCGTGCTCGCTTCCCACATGGAAAGCGATGCCATGAGCATGTACCAGGAGGTCTACAACGAGGTGTCCGACGTCGGCGCCTCCCTGACCTTGGCCGACGTTCTCAACGCCTCCAAGCGGCTGACCGAGAACCTGGCACCGTACAGCGAGCGGACCCTGAACTTGAGCACCCAGATGAACGTCGATCTTGTGACCGCCGTCTCGGGCCTCTTCAATGATCAGAACAAGCTGGCCAAGAACTACCGCGAAGGCCGGATGGCCTCCAACTCGCTGGGCTTCCAGTCGATCATGGAGAACACCCTGCTGCCGATCCACACGACTGGCTCGGATGACGGCACCGGCGACCATCTGGCCGACGGCACCGTGTCGGGCAACGACGTGACAACCGGCTCCGAGGGTGCAGGCACCCTGGCGGTCGGCGACATCGTCGAGTTCGACACCGTCAACGCGGTGCATCCCGAGACCAAGGCCGATCTGGGCTACCGTAAGCAGTTCGTCGTGACAGCCGCCTATTCGGCGACCGACACGACCTTGACGGTGTCCCCGGCCCCGGTCGCGACTGGCGCGAAGCAGAACATCTCTGCGGCCATCGCCAATACCGATAAGGTCTACAAGGTGGAGGGCGATCACTCGACCGCCATCGGCGCCAGCGCCGACTACCAGATCGGTATGGCGTACCACAAGGATGCCTTTGCCTTCGCATCGGCGGATCTGGTCAAGCCTGAGGGCGTCGATTTCTGCGCCCGCCAGGTTCTCGACAATCTGTCCATGCGGATTGTCCGGGACTACGACATCAACAACGATCAGTTCCCCTGTCGTATTGATGTCCTGTACGGATATAAGGCTATCCGCCCGCAACTCGCTTGCCGGATCGGCATGAACTAATCCTGGGGGGCCGGCATCTCAAGGCGCCGGCCCCGACGGTTTAGCCCAACTTCTCTGAGGAGATTAAGACACTATGTCAGACATCGAATATATCGGAGCCAACGCGCCCGACGGTATGGTGTTCGGAAAGAGCACCACCGAGAAGATCGGTTTCTACGGCCTCGCGACACCAATCGTGCAGCCGTCGGTGACCGTCACCGCAACCACGACCGCAACCACGACCCTGCTCGAGACGCGCTGCGCGCGCCTGGAAGCAGCCCTCGTGGCGCTCAACTTGATCGTCACAACCTAAGACCTAGGGTGATCAGGCGGCGCCTAGGCGCCGCCTGGCTGCCACTCCGTAGGAGAGATCTATGACAACCATCATGCACGACCCCGCCGAAAAGATGGGGGCACCGTACAAGCATATCTTCATCGCCACGACGTGCTACGAGAAGCCGTCCGCCGAATACACCTTTGCCCTGTCCAAGACGCGGCTCGCGCTGCGCGACCGGGGCATCATCTCGGATTATTATCTGCTACACGGCAACTGCCACGTCGATGACGCCCGCAACCAGGCCGTCGCTGACTTCCTGGCGTCCGACGCAGATCACCTCCTATTCATCGACGCCGACGTCTCCTGGGAACCTAAACAGATCGAGCGTCTGCTGGCGCCTGAGCTGCCTGTGGTAGGCGGCGTCTACCCGTTGCGCGGCGTCGGCCAGAAGGCTAACGCGCCCGTCGTCACCCTCGACGGCGCGGAGCCCGACAGCCGAGGCGTCCTAGAGGTCGCCGGCCTGCCTACGGGCTTCCTACTGATCCACCGCCAGGTCTTCGACATACTGAAGATGGCCGAGCCAGAGAACGGTTACTTCAAGACCGAGCTCGACGAGCAGTGGATGCACCTATTCTTCGAGCGCACCTTGGAGGATGGCAAACGCTACGGCGGTGACCTGTCATTCTGCCGCAAGTGGCGAGAGATCGGCGGCTCGTGCTACGCCGACGTCGAGATGCGCCTGGGGCACGCCGGTTCCCAGATCTACCGAGGCTCTCTCGGCACGGCGCTGCGCCGCAAAGGCGGTTCCACCCTGGCCTGGATCTGTCACCAGATGCGCTTCAGCGCCCCTACGCTGGATATGCTCACCGAGGCACGCCAGTACGTCGACAACCACTGGGGCGCCCCTGAGACGCTCCTGGCGGTCGCCTGCAAGCATGCCAGGCAAGTACCGGAGGACGGCGCCATCCTGGAGATGGGATCCGGCCTCTCGACCGTCCTGATGGCTGCCAGCAACCCCAACGCCATGGTCTGGTGCGTCGAGCACGACCCGCTACACGCCGAGCAGACCAAGCGGCTGATTGTCGAGGCCGGCCTCAGGAACGTGATGCTGATCCGCACGACGCTGAAGGACGACTTCTACGAGATCACCGACGCCGATCTAGCGGCTTTCCCGTCGTACTTTGATATGGCTCTGGTGGACGGCCCACCGAGGACTGCCGGCGACCGCAACAAGTTTTTCGACGTCTTCGGAGACATGGTCGGCACGATCATCTGCGATGACGCTGACGATCCTGGGTATGATGCAGGGCTCATCACCTGGGCGGAGGTGAACAGTTACTCGACCCATAAGGTCGTAGGTGATCGGATCCTCGTTCTGGAGCCCATCACCCAGCTAGGAGCTACAGCATGAGATCTACGATTTATCAGACGTACTATCACGATGAGGCGATGCGGCAGAAGATCCGCGTGCGCACACTGGAGGAAGGGGAGCTGATGCCGGATGGTTGGTCTAAAACGAAACCAACTGCGGAGGATATGTCTCCTGCTACAGCGGCGCCAGTGGCACCCGAGCCTGCCGCACCAGCTGCCAAGCCTAAGGCGTCTCGCGGCAAAGGCGGCACGAAGGGCGGCGCCAAGAAAAAATAAGCGACAACCCATTCTAGGGAGCAAGGCAGACCATGACGATCCCGACAACTTACGCTGAACTGCAGACTGCCATCGCGGCAGACCTATCGCGGTCTGACCTGACTGCCGAGCTCCCCAACTTCATCAACAAGGGCGAGGCGGTGATCAATCGCCGCCTCCGCTCCTTGGCGATGGAAACCAGGCTGACGACGCTATCCCTGACGGCGGCTGCCGACAGCATCGCCCTGCCGGCGGGCTACCTGGAGAACTTCGGTCTCCGATACAACGCCACTAACTTCAAGCCGACGCAACTCGGCTACGAGGCCTTCGAGGAGCGCCTGGCGTATCCCGGCACGACGACCGACTACCCACCGCTGTACTATCTCGGCGACAAGATCTACTTCAACATCGCCGCGACCTCGACCCAGGCGATGACGATGCGCTACCTGAAGAAGTGGGACATCGCCAGCGACAGCACCAACGCCCTCCTGACGTCGGATCCCGACGTCTACCTCTACGCCGGCCTGCTGGCCTCCCTGACCAAGACGGGCCCGCACGAGCGCGGCCAGGTCTGGGCTGACGCCTTCGACGCCGCGATCAACGACCTTAACCTGATCGCCAGGCGCTCGAGGAAGAACGCCAGGCTCAAGGTCGACCCCGCCCTCACCAGGGGCGGTAGGTTCGACGTCAACTCGGGAGGTTACGTCTAATGGCCTTCCAACCCTTCGGACAGTGGCTGCCCGACCAGGGGGTCTACAACAACCCTGGCGCCTCGGTCGCCAAGAACGTCGTCCCTCGGACGGCGAGCTCATACGCGCCGCTGCCTGATCTCTCGGCTGTCAGCGTCGCTATGTCTAATCGGCCTCAGGGCGCGCACTCGTTCAAGAACGAGGACGGCACGGTATATACCTTCGCCGGCGACCTGCAGGATCTGTTCAAGTTCGGTAGTGACGACGTCACTTTCGACGAGGTGTCGAAGAGCTCCGCCGCCTATACCGTGAATACCGCCGATCACTGGCGCTTTGCTAAATTCGGCACCAGGGTCATCGCGGTCAACGGGCACACAGATCACCCGCAGACGTTTGTCATGGGCACCGCTAGCGCCTTCTCTGACCTGGCCGGCAGTGGCCCCAGGGCGCGCCAGATCGGCGTGATCCGGGACCACGTCATGGTCGGGGATACTTGGGACAGTGTCGATGGGGACAAACCCAATCGGGTGTGGTTCCCGGCCATAGCAGATCCCACAGATTGGCCGACGATCGGCAGTGCCGACGCGGCAGCCAAGCAGAGCGACTACCAGGATCTGGCCGTCGGCGGTCAGGTGCAAGGCATCGTCGGATCCGTTGGCGGCATCGACGGCGCTATCTTCTCCGACACGGCCATCCACCGCGTCATGTACCAGGGCCCACCGACCGTCTTCTCGATCCTACCGATCGAGGAGGACAACGGCACCATCGCGCCAATGGCGATCCTGCATACAGGCACCGTCGTCCTCTACCTCGGCGAGGATGGGTGGTACATTTTCGACGGTCAATCATCGAGACAGATCGGAGACGACCGCGTCGACAGCTGGTTCTATAACCGGCTGAACCGCTCCTTCAATCACCGGATCTACGGCGCCGCCGACACGATCAACAAGGTCGCGTACTGGGCCTTCCCGAGTACCGACAGCGCCCTGGGCACGCCCGACAGCATCATCATGTACAACTGGGGCGTCGATCGCTGGAGCTACGGCGTGATCGACTGCGAGATGCTCTTCCGGGATCTGACCTACTCCTACACCATGGAGGGCCTCGACAACCTCGGATATACGATGGAAACTCTGCCGGCGTCGCTCGATAGCGACTACTGGAAGGGCGGTTTGCAGCAGATGACGGCCTTTAATACGTCGAACCAGAGCGCCATCTTCACAGGGTCCAACCTCGAGGCGACCCTCGAGACCGCCGAGTTCGGCGAGGATCATATGAGCCGCTGGCACGGCGCCAGGCCCATGATCGACGGCGGTACCGTCACCGTCGGTATCAAGACGCGCGACCTACCAGGCGCGACCGCTGTCCTGACAGGGCCCAACGCGGTCGACTTCGACGGCCTGGCGCACTTCAACGACAAGGTCGCCAGATTTGCCCGCGCCCAGGTCATCATCGCAGCCGCCGGCACCTGGACCCACGCCAAAGGCATCATGCCGCACGTCTCTCGAGAGGGGATCGTCTAATGGCCGCGCAGCTACCTTCCTGGCAGACCGCCCCTTACCGGACGATGATGCCCTACATCGACAAGGGCGCCGCCGGCCTGAAGGGCCTACTCAACAGCCTCGGCCCTGACGTCGGCAACCGCCTATACGGCCTAATCAACGCCGGGGCGGAGCTGTCGCCGGCCCAGGACTTCGTAGGCGCCCTGCAGTCGTCTGGCGAGACCATGCACGGCCTCATGACCGGGGATCCCCAGGCAGCTGCCTTGGGGGCCGGCAACACGATCGGCAACCTGGCCATGCTGGCCGTGCCAGGCTCCCTGGCAGGCGCCAAGTCAGTCGCCCAGGGCGGGCAGGATATGATGCGTCAGGCCTTCCACGGTGACGAGACGTTGTCTCAAGGCATGGAGTTTGGCGCTGTGCCCGAGTTGCCGGCCAAGATCGATCCAGGGCCCTACGCCAACCAGCCCGCCGGCGGTGTCCTTGACAACGACGTCGCCGACCCCCGCTTCGCCGAGGGCCGTTCCCTCAAGGCGGAAGAGATGATCGCGTCGGGCAGGCAGCAAGGTCTCATGAACCAGCCTGACCTACCACCCCAGCCGCTGTCGATGTACGAAGCCAAACCGCACGTCGACCCGCGCCATCAGGGCACAGGCGTCGACCGATCCGGCTTTAGCCATGTTCGCTACGTCCCCGAGGCGGGAGCGTCCCCCAAAGTGACCGAGGCCATCAACAGGTTTGAAGACAACACCAACGGCGCCAAGGATCAGCTCCTCGCCGACATCCGCGCAGGCGAGGCTCTGGGCGGCAACGACTGGTACAACACCGAGGAGCTGCGCGACTGGTTCATTGCCGAGCTCGGCGAGAAGCGCGGCCACGACGAGTGGAAGGAGTTCATTGACCTGATGGCTGCCACGTCGACCGGCAACAAAGTCGACAGCAACTTCGGCGTGGCGTCCTTCTATCGGATGCTAGGCGAGAACGCCTCCGACTTCGGCAAGATGGAGCGGTGGCGCCCAGGCGATGACCCCAAGATCATCGCCGAGGGCTACGGTCACAAGATGCAGAAGGGGCAGGCCAAGAACGTCTCCGCCGTCAAGGGCGGCGAGTGGGAAGGCCTGGCCCAGCCAGGCGTGCCGCCGGCCTCAGGATCTCATGCCGAGAACGCCAAGCCGAAAGGCTTCCGGGGATCTCTCCTGGGCAATACGACCAACATCGCCGCAGACGTCCACTTCACCCGCTACATGGGCATGGCGTCGGGCAAGTCGGAATGGCTCGAGAACAGCGCCGAGATCTCTCAGGAGCTGGCCACGACCCTGCGCCAGAAGTACGGCGCCTCCATCGAGCCGTACATCCTGCGCGGCAACAGCGGCGGGCCTCGTCTGCGCGCCAAGCAAGCGGTCGACGATGGCCCTGCCGATATGTCCGACTTCGCCGAGGAGGCGACGGTCTGGCAGCAGATGCCCAACGCGAATGAATACGCCGCCTTCGAGAACTACATCAAGAAGCTCGGCGACGAGCTGGGCATGACCGGCGCCCAGGTCCAGGCTAACCTCTGGATGGGCGCCGCCAAGCGCACGGGCGTTGCCGACAGCAGCCAAGGCACCTTCATGGAGCTTATCCGTGCCAGGGCAGCCAAGCGGGCCGAGGCCGAGGGCCTGTCCATGCCTCAAGTCCTGCAGCGGATGATCCGGGAGAAGGGCCTACTGGCCGTCCCAGGCGCCGCCGCTGCCGGCGGGCTGATGCAGCCTGGTGAGGAGCAGCCCTACTGATGGCCATCACGACCTTCCAGATCCCGGCAGAAGGCCTTGGCCATGGCCTGGCGCACGACGTGCGGCAGCTCTTCGAGGGCAAGACTAACAACGTGCTCGACGTCACCGTCACCACGAGCGCCGCCTCCACGACCGTGACAGATGCCCGTATCGGAGTGAATACCGTCGCCCTGTGCACCCCGGCCAACGCGGGTGCCTTCAGTGCCGGGATCCCCTACCGGGACATGAGCGCACCCGTCAATGGATCTATGAGCCTAATCCATGCTAACGATGGCAATACGAAGACCTACAAGGTGGTATTGATCGGATGAACTATTTCGGGCGCAGCGAACCAGCTGCATACAACTATTGGACCGGCAGAGGGGCCCATAACCCCTACGACGACGTCCTGGGGATCCCCCCGATCAGCGGCGTACCCCAGGCGCCTGCGATTACGCCCGAGGTCTCGACTGGGTTCTTCGGTAACCCCAACGCCAAGGACGAGGTGCCTGGCGGCGGTGGCGAAGGGGGCGGCGGCAGCGGGGGCGGCTTCGACGCAGGCTCCGCCGCCCTGGCATTCGGCCCAACGATTTTAGGGGGGTTGGATAAGGGTCTGGATATCTTCACCGGCAAGGGGCTTGTTGGTCACGGTAAAGAGCTGCTGGGCTTCGACGGTGCGTCGAGTGCCGATCCCTCCAGCCTGCCGACCCCACCGACCCCTGACGGCTACACCTTGAGCGGGGCGGGTGAGGTGTTCGGCGCCAACCCATACGCGCCGCCTACCCCTACTCCGTATGGCGCCCCGGTTGCCGATCTAGGATCTATCGCCGCTTTACCGACCAGTGCCATTCCTGTGGGGCTGCTGAATAGCTTCCCTGCTATGGGCACAATAGGCACAGAGGCCTCCCTGGCGCCCTACTTGCTCGGCGGGGCACCTGAGGCGGGGGCCGCGCTAAGTTCTGCCTCCCTCACTGGCGGCAGTAGCGCAGCTACGCTTGCGGGCGGGGAAGCTGCCGCTGGGGCAACCCAGGGTCTGATGACAACGGCAGGGCCGGCGGCGGCCGCAGCCCTAGCCGCCTACATACTGCACAAGGGCGTCACTCTTGGTGATGACCCCACGCCGTTCGACTATCAAGCGGGCGCTCGCCAGATGCAGCAATTCAAAGATGATTTGTTGAACCCTGACAGCGACCTAGGTAAGTACGGCAGCTCATCAATCGCTGACGCCTTATCTTTGACAGAGGGCGGCGGTTTATCAGACGGCTACACGGGCGGCAACGGTGTACCCGAGCAGGTTCTCGTCAAAGCACTCAATCGCGGTACACCGGCCCACGACAGGGCGCAGCAGTGGTTAAAAGATATCGGCGCCAGTGACCCTGCCGGAGCGCGTCCGTATGGCCTGGATACAGGCCCGTCATACATCAACGATCAGGGTGTAGCCGTAAGTGGCTACGAGGTACCCTGGCTTGATCCTAATTACATAGACCCAGGGGTGTTCGTATGACCGACGCAGCGCAGACTATCGATGAGGTAGACGGCAAGGCCGTCGGCCTATGGGGCGTCCCCGCCGACGAGATCGAGGAGATGTGGCCGCTCTGCGAGGAGCTGATCGAGCAGGCCCTGGCTCGCTCCGCCAGCCATACGGTCGCCGAGGTCAAGGAAGACCTGATCGAGGGGCGCGGGCAGCTGTGGGCTGCCTGGACCCACGACGAGGGCGTCCTGGGCGTCATGGTTACCTACATCGTCGAATACCCTCGGAAGAAGGTCTGCCGCATCTGGCTCTGCGTTGGCCGGGAGCGCGCCCGTTGGGTGCATCACCTGGAAAACGTCGAGGACTGGGCCAGGGAGAAGGGTTGCGTTGAGATCAACGCGGTCGTTCGACCTGGCTGGGAGAAGGTGCTCACCGACTACAAGAAGACACACGTCACTCTCGAGAAGGATTTGTAATGTCCGACAATGACAAGCCCAGCTCGTCTGGCACGACCGTCGTTAGCAACGATCCCTGGGAGGGGCAGCGACCGTACTTGAAGCGCGGCTTCGCCCAGGCCGACACGCAGCTGTCGAACCCCCGCCAGGCGTACCCCAACTCGACCGTGGTGCCCCTGCACGGCGCCACGACCGACGCCCTGGGCAAGATCCGCGATCGGGCGACGGCGGGCTCTCCCCTGCAGCGCCAGGGCAAGGAGACGATCGGCGCCGCCGCTCGCGGCGATTTCCTGGATAACACGCCGAGGGCCGGCCTCTTACAGGAGACGGCCAGCGGCAACTTCCTCGGCAGTAACCCGCACCTACAGGATCTGATCGATCAGGCGATCGAGAGCACCAGGGCGTCGACCGACGCCCAGTTCACTACCTCGGGCCGCTACGGGTCGGGTCTGCACCAGGGCGTCGCCGAGGATCGTGCCGGCCATATCGCGACCGGGATCCTGGCGCCGGCCTACGAGAGTGAGCGGGGCCGCATGGTCGGTGCCCAGGGCCAGCTCGCCGGCCTCGGCCAGGCGGAGCGCGCAACGCAAATGAACGCGGCGTCGCTCGCCCCGGACATCGCCGCCTCGGACTACAGCGACTTCGAGCGGCTCGGATCCGTTGGTGGGGCATTCGAGGCCCAGGGCCAGGCGGAGCTCGCCGATCGCATCCAGCGCCACGACTTCAATCAGCAGGCGCCCCGCGATGCCCTGCGCGAGTTTATGGCCAACGTCGGCGGCGGATCCTACGGCAGCTCGAGCTCTACAACTCGGCCGATTTATAGTGACCCGTTTGCCAAGTATCTCGGCTATGGTGCCTCGGGCGCCGGCATCGCCGGCAGCCTATTCGGCAAGGATGGAGTATTCGCATAATGGCCCAGAACTACGCCATGCCAGGGCTGACAGCTGGCGACAAGCAACAGGCCTTCTACCAGGCCCTGATCGCCGCCGGCGGCGCACTGTCGGCTGGCGGCGCGCCCTCCTACGAGCCTGGCGGCGTGGCCCGCGCCAACCCCGGCGGCGCCTTCATGGGGGCCATGAACGATCGCACCCAGGCGGCGCGCCTACGCCAGCTGCAGGGCCTGCAGATGGCGCAGAAGGTCGCGCAGATGCAGCAGGCCAAGGATGCCGCTGCACGGCAACAGACGACCGCCGAGCAGGCGACCGAGCTACACCAGCGCCAGAAGGATTTGTGGCCCGCCGAGGACGCCGCCCGCAAGCGGGCACTGCTCGACGCCCAGCGAGAGCGGACGTTCTTCCAGATGGGTATGAAGGATATGGCGGGCAACGACGTGGCGCCGCCGCCTACTATAGCCAAAGAGCTGTATATCGATAAAATTAAGCAGGGGCAGAAGCGGATGAAGCCGGGAGCCATGCGCTTTGGCGTCATCAACGGCAGGACGGTGACGTCTCAAGACGGCGACATAATTGATCGAGGCAACCGTGACTACTACCCGGAGGGCACCGAGCAGCCCCAGCCGCTAAACCTCGGCGGGCAGGGCGCGACGGGCGTCGCGTCTTCGCCTCCCTTGGCGACGACCGCCGCGCGAGCACCAGCGCCGCGACCCCAGCCGGTTGCTGTTGCGAACGCGGCCATCGCCGCCGGTTCGGGCCGCGCGCCCGTGGTTCCGGGAACCGTACCCAGGAAGCCCAGCGCCACAGGTGGGCCAAATCAGATGCCGACACCTGGCCCTAACACCAAGGCGTCACAGCTGGCGCAGTTCCGCGCGCGTCGGGCCCAGGAGGGTAACGCCTTCGAGCAGACCATGGTCTGGGATAAGACCAAGGGCCGCAGGGTATGGATGAAGCCCAACGCACAGCAGCAGGCGGAGCTAGACGCCGCCGTCCGTACAAACGACAAGTTGATGGCTCTGCGGATCGAGGCGCGGAGCAATCTGCCTCAGACAGCCGCTCGTGCCGAGGTGATGATACAGAAGCTGAAGGAACTACGGGATCATCCCGACCTGGCCAGCATTGTCGGTCGCGGCACGCTCGACATAGGCAACATCGGCGGCACTATCGCGTCGCAGGCTTACATGCAGGGCTTGGCGCCCGACATCCTGACACGCGGCAGCGGTATGGCCGACGCCCAGGCACTGATCACGCACGTCGGCGACAAGGCGTTCATGGAGGCCTTCCAGGAGCTGAAGGGCGGCGGGCAGATCACCGAGAAGGAAGGCGACGCCGCCAAGAACGCCTCCTCGCAGCTGTCGGCGACCCAGATCCCGCTGGACAAATACAAGGCCGCACTGAACCAGTTCATCAGCGTCATCGAAGATCGCGTCGAGTTTGTCAGGATCGAGGCCGGCGTCTACGACGGCGCGGATGCCTATGTCGAGCCGAGGGCTCGAGCACAGGCCACGGGCATCAAGGATCCAGACGGTCCCGGTGACCTGGTGCCCTTTGGGAGGGTGCCCTAATGGGAGGCGAAATCTTCCAGAGCCCCTCGACAGGCAAGCGATACTTGCAGACCGAGGGCGGCGTCATGCAGGAGGTCAAGATCCTATCCTCCGCCCATACCGGCAAGACGTATATGTCGGTCGAGGGCGAGCTGACAGAGGTCGTCCTGAACGACAACAAAGTCGAGCCCGCGCCGCCAGGCGCGCCCAACGTCCAGATCACCGGCACGCCGGTCGACCCGTACGCCGCGCAGAAGGCCTACGGCAAGTTGCCGGCCCTCAACAAAGGCGTCCGCGCCGCTGGCGAGTTTGTGCGCGGCGTCGGCGACCAGGCCAACGCCTACGTCGGCGGAGCCATGGATCTGTCAGCCGCCGCGACCGAGGCCCTAGGTCTGACGGGCCCTGGACAATTCAGGGAGAATATCAATGCGGGCTTGGGTGTCGCTGGAGAGGCTGGCACCGGAATTGCTACTGAGCTGCTTGGTGATATGGGGCCTACTAACTACCGATCCACACTGGACAAAGTGGCTCGTGGCGCTGGCAAGTCTACCGTTGATACCGGCGTGTTCTTCACGCCTGGACGCGCTCTCAAGGCGCTTGGCCAGCCAATAAAGCAGGCCGGTAGGACGGCGCCTGCAGTACAGCGCGCCATGACGCGCAAAGGCGTCGGCACTGTACTCAACGAGCAGAAGGGCATGCAGATGATCGCCGGCGGTACGGGCGGCGCGGCTCAGGAGCTGGGCAACGGCCCGCTGACGTCCATGGGTGTCTCCATGGTGACGCCCTCGATCGCCGGCGTCGTGAAGGGAGCTGGCCGGAAGGCGTTGTCGCCCCTGGCGCGCAGCTTCGGTAGTGATGCCTCCAAGCTGCGCAAGGAGATGACTGGGCTTGCCGGGGAATATAAGATCCCCATGACGACGGGCCAGATCACCAACTCTAAGTTTCTGCAGGTCTTGGAGAGCAGCTTCGCGCAGCTGCCCATCACGGCGCGGCACCAGATGGCGCTGTTCCACGAGCAGCGTATGGCCTTCAACAGGGCCGTCATGGCCAAGGCCGGCATGTCTGGCGACGACGCCTCACCCCAGGCCATCGACGACGCCTTCGAGGCTCTGGGCGCCCGCTACGAGGGCCTGGCGGCGCAGACCAAGGTCACCATGGACGGCGCGGCCTTCAAGGAGCTGGACGAGATTATCAAGGACTATGCCGGCAACCGCCTACCCAAGGATGTCGCCGCCCAGTTCAAGCAGGCGGTGGACGACATCAACGCGATGCGGGCAGCCGCCGGCCTTGGCCGCGTAGGCGCCGACGGTAGGGCGTTACCCACGGGTACCGAGGTCGGGCCGCACATTCCAATGAACGACCGCAAGGTCGAGCTCGACGGCGCGACGTACCAGAACATCGTCTCCAACCTGAAGCGAACGGCGCGCGATAGCCCCGCACCGGAGCTGAAGCGGGCCTTCAATCGGCTAGCCTCCATGATGGACGGCGCCATGGAGCGGACGGCTGAGTACACGCACCAGGCTGCCAAGATCCAACCCAGCGACGGCAAGTCGCTCGTGCCATATTCTCCGGGAAACAATTCGCACCTGATGCCGCCCCCGACGGGCAAGGAGCTGCGCCAGGATTACCTCGACCTGAACAGGCAGTACCGCAACCTGCTGATCCTGGCGACGGCCATGACTAAAGGCACGCAGGCCGACCGCACCGACGCCCTGGTGCCCCTGGGCGGCTTGATGCAGACGGTCAAGGGTTTCGACGGCGTGATCGGCTACGCGCGCGGCAAGGGCGACATGAACGACCTGGCCCGTATCGGCGACCTGCTGGCGTCTACGAACATGCCCGATAGCTTCACTGCCATCCGGTCGGTCGTCATGAAGATGCTCGGCGGGGGGCCGGCGGGTGTCCTCGGCGGCGGCGCGTTCCTCGCAGGCGCGGATCCCGGTACAATAGCCGTGTCGGCAGCTGGGGGCCTTGCCGTGCCTCGGATGGCGCAGAAGGCGTACATGAGCCCCATCGTCCAGGGTTATCTGAAGAACCAGGCGGTGCGCCCCGGCCCAACGCCGACCAACAACAAGCTGCTACTCAAAGTCCTCGCTGCCCAGCAGCAGGGCCAGACGATTGATGATCTGCAGGAGATGCCACGATGACGATGTCGAAGATTACCGACTACAGCCAGACCGCCGGCTCCAACGTCGACGTCCAGGATATTGCCCTCACCGAGGGTTGGATGCCGGCCACCGTGAACAATCTTTTGAGGGCCTTCTTGGCCCAGGTCGCCGACGCTGCCAACGGCGCCGCCGGCTGGCTCGTTTTGCAGAACTCGATCACCGCCGGTACGACGCAGACCCAGGCGGGCGCTACGGCCATCACCGGCCCCCTTGCCAGGGTCACGACCTGTGCCAATGCCGGTGACGGCGTCAAGCTGCCCACGGCAGCGGCTGAGGTTGTCGTCACGGTGATGAACCTGGGGGCCGCAAACTTGCAGGTCTGGCCCAATACCTCCGACACCATCAACGGCGGCAGCGCCGACGCTGTCGATGCAAACGTCATTCCGCCCAACGCCAGCCGCACCTATATCGGCATAGACGGCACTGACTGGCGTCATGTGCCCATCGACATTGGCGGCTCGACATCAGACGCACAGACTGCCTTGGGCATCAGCGCGGGTGCCGAATCTGCCTACGCTGGCGTCCTCGAAGCCAACGCCAATTTCGTTGACCAAGCCATCTTTGGTCCATCAGTGGACGGTCAAGCGTGGAATGGCAAATGGTCAGTCGCATCGCTGTATTCCAGCCTGATGCTTGTTACCATCGAAGATGCTGGCGCAGACACCCAAGTCAATATTTGGGATTTAACTGAAGTCTCCAGCAGCGCACCATCGACCACGCCGCTAGGAACCGTCACGCTATCTGGCGATGCAACGCCAACATCAGTGGCAGCATGTATGGGCTACATCATTGTAGGCTCTGAAGACGGCATTAGCATTATTGATCCACATTCCGGTAGCTGGGCAGAGCGGACGGTTGGCTGGCCTCGTAGCTTGTCCACCAGCACGACACCGGCACTGACCGATAATGATATTGATGGTGTGTGTGCTGGATTTGCACAACAACCGGCCCATGATCCACGCACGGGTGGGCCAATGCCTACTTTCGGGGCGTACTATGGGACTAGCGCAGACGTTAGTTGCCTCATCAAAGACAATGGCACAGTAATTGACTTTGCTGGTAGTGATGTCACGGGTGCCGGTGTGGCAATCATGGACGGCCAGTTTTATCACATCGACAACAGTAATGGGCGGTTAGCAAAAATACTTGCTCCAATTGACGCTATAACAGCGGATGATTCGGCGGGTGCTTCTGTAATGAATGGCGAAACTGGGTATCCAGAGGCGTTTGATCTGACAAATATTTCGGCTTCTGGTGGCAAGGTTGTTGGTGGTGGAGGCAATGGTTTCACGGGGATTATAAGTAATGCTTCCGCAACCGAAGCAACGGCCAGAGGGATACCGTCATTCAAAATCAACCGCACATACAATACCGGCTACATGGTTGGCGATATCCGTGGCGCATGGCTAGCCAACAGCAAAACAGTTGATCGCAGCTACAAGGCCAACACCCTCACCGAAAACGGAACGGTGACCGAAGCGGCTGTGGCATCCGGTGCGGAGTTGATGGGGTATAGCGGTTTTAGTTCATCAAATAATCTGACTAGAGCCAGTGATGCTGATTGGGATGTTCTAGGAACTGGTGCTTTCCACATGAGCATCTGGTTTAAGTCTTCTGGTACTGCCTCAACAGAGAGCTTCATAGGCTTCTCCAATGCTGCAAGGTCAGTCGAAGTCTATATCGGTATGCTCACAAGCGGCGTCCTTGATTGCCAAGTGAATGGGGCTACTGCATCGGCAAGTGGGCTAGCTTCAGCCGCTACATACGAAGACAGTGTTTGGCGCAAGGCTGACTTGGTAAACATATCGTCCACTGAACGCTACTTGTATGTGGACGGTGTGCTTATAGCGAGTGACACAGTTGATACCGGCTCACTGTCAGACAGCACAAACCTACCTTTCGCTATCGGTTCTTTGGGTAATGGGTCATCTAACCCTGCTACATCTTCTACATTGTCTCTAGGCCACATGTCCGCAACCGCCCCAACCGCCACGCAAATCCGCCAGATGTACGATGCGGAAAAAGGCATGTTCGTCGCCTCTGCTGAATGTCTGCTGCAATCCGGCAGC